GACATTCAGCACATCGCCAAGCAGACACTTGGGACAAGCTGGGGTTTGCTATCCATGTGACTTTAGCCAGCGTTAATAAGAGTTGGCGTGATCAACGTGCTGATCATGTTATATTCTGTTTAGAAGGCCGTAGTTGGAGGAAAGACTTTTATGAACCTTATAAGAAAAATCGTTCGGTGGCCAGGGCCGCCCTTACAGAAAAAGAACAAGAAGAAGATCGTCTCTTCTGGGAAACGTTTGATACCTTAAAGACCTTCGTCAATGAGAAAACTAATTGCACAGTACTTCAACATCCAGAGCTTGAAGCAGATGATCTTATAGCTGGATTCATCCAAGCCCATCCTGACGATCATCATACTATTGTTTCTAGCGACACTGATTTCTATCAGCTACTTGCTGATAATGTTTATCAGTATAACGGCATAAGCGACGAACTCCATACTCTTGGTGGTATCTTAGATAAGAAAGGTAAACCGGTCATTGATAAAAAGACCAAGGAACCTAAGAAGATACCTAACCCACAGTTTATCCTATTTGAAAAATGTATGCGCGGTGATCCAACCGACAACATATTCTCCGCATTTCCAGGCGTGCGCACTAAAGGCAGTAAAAACAAGGTTGGCTTAGAAGAAGCCTACAGTGACAAAGATCGTAAAGGTTATAATTGGAACAACCTCATGCTACAACGTTGGGTTGATCATAATGGTATCGAGCATCGTGTGCTAGATGACTATGAACGCAATCGTATCTTAGTGGACTTGACCATGCAACCAGATGAGATCAAAGTTAAGATAGCAGAAACTATCGCCCAAGGACAAGTACCTAAAGATATAGCAATGATTGGTGCGCAGTTCTTAAAATTCTGTGGTAAGTATGATCTCGTTAAACTAAGTGAAAATGCCAGCAGTATGGCTGAATGGCTGAGTGCGGCATATCCAGAAAGGGTAATTGTATGACTCAAAGATGTGTGAAATGTTGGCAACCATGGAATGGTTTCCTAGGCAGTATGTGTAATGAGTGTAAGATGGTGGAACAACAGACTAAGATAGCAGAACAGCAACTATTGAATACTAGTCGAAACGATGATAGACCAAGATGGGATGATACTCCATACTATAGCCAAGGTACCCAAAGCGATGAATGGTATGCTAGCCGACGCAGACAAGAAATAAAAGAAAATTTAGAAATGATAGTTGCTCTAATTTATGCCCTTATAATGTTAGGACTCATAATTGGTGCATGGATGTTCTTTATGGGCATGCTGGTACGATGATAGCCGATGGCAATTTCCTAGCATTAGATTTAGAACTTAACCAACCCAGTGGCAAGATCATACAGGTAGGTGTTGCTATAGGTAATAAGAATACACGTTTTGAAGACTATGTGGTCCGTAAATGGTTCATAGATCCACAGGAACCTATCAGTGAATTCATCAACGACCTAACAGGTATAACTGATGCTGATATACGTGCAGAAGCATATAGCCATGAGCATGTTGCCCGTGAACTCAGTGAGCTGATACGCGAGCATAAGTGCTTTGTCAACCCAGTGACCTGGGGCGGTGGTGATAGTGTAGAATTATTGGCAGAATTCTGCAAAAACCATGCTGATTTCCCGCATTTTGGCCGTCGTTGGATCGATGTCAAGACATGGTACACCTACTTGATGCTGACCCGTGGCAAAGCGCCTAGTGGTGGATTAGCATCAGCAATGGGCTATTTCAAAATGCATTTCAAAGGTAAAGCACACAGGGCAGACATTGATGCAGCTAATACCCTAGCATTGTTTTTCAAATTGTTGGAACGACAGGCCAAATTAGAAAGCATTTTGGATAGTGCAAAAAACATTTGACATTTATCAAAAATCTAAATATAATATAGTATGACTAAAGAATTAGAAAAACTAGCAGAAAAAGCAGGATTACCCGTAACAGATAATCTCGAACATTTTTATCGTCTAGTTGGTGAACGCTGTGCAGATATGTGTGGCAGCCAAGCGGATCAAAAGAGCATAAGACGTCATTTTGGTTTAGGCTATTACAATGGTCCCACACACTATCAAGACACTCGACATCAAGAAACACAGTATGATTGGAGTAAACATTACATTGAGGAAAAGAAATAAATGGCACATATAATTGATAAAACTTTCGAATTTTGCTACGGTCACAGAGTTTGGACACAGAAACTAAATGGCGAATATGCGGCGGACTTAAAGTGCGCTTGTCGTCACCTACATGGACATGAAGGTAAGATGCAGGTTTATCTAAAGAGTCCAACAGGGCAGTTAGATCCCACTGGTATGGTAACAGACTTCCGTCATCTTGAATGGTTAAAGAAGTGGATCAATGAACATATCGATCATCAGTTTATTGTAGATCGTAACGATCCATTGTATGAACAACTACTTGGTGGTAGTGTACTGTATCCAGTAACTATTCCAGACACTGACAAGGTAGCTGGTTATAAAATTGACTTGGGCGGACTTGAACCAAACACACCAGAGTATGAATACTTTGAAGGATTTCTCATCGTAGACTTTGTTCCAACCAGTGAAAACTTATCCAGCTGGATGGCTGACCTAGTGGATGCTAAGATGGCAAAACTTAATGTCACAGTCGATCACATTGATTGGTGGGAGACTCCTAAGAGTCGTAGTGTATTTTATAGATAGGAATTCAAATGAACGTTCCAGATCAGTGGGTAGTATTAGAAATTACTACACCTAAAGAAACAATTCGTAAGGTCTTAGCCGGATGGCGTGGTGGTTACCTACACGGTGACAGTTGGAGATTAAACAGTGGTATTGTTGAAACTAAAGAATTTGATGACTATTGGGACTTTCACGGTGCCAGTGGCAGTGTCTATCGTTGCCGCAAGGGCGGTTATGGTATGACTGCATATATGGCCCAAATCTACGACAGTTTCCTAGCTAGTTTATCAGATGATATGACCATGACTGTTTTAGAGGAATATAAATGAACGTCACAGTTTTTATCTTACTAGCACTATTTGGCATCAAGCATTTCATCGCCGATTTTTTGATGCAGTATGACTATATGCTACGTGAAAAAGGCATATATGGTGCTGAAGGTGGTTTACATCACGCTATGGTGCACGCCTGTTTGACATTCTTGATATTGATACCTTTTATTCACAGTCCCAGCGATTTAATCGCACTTCCGCTGGCAGACTTTGTCTTACATTATCATATAGATTATTTTAAGCAACAATTTAATCGGGGACTTACAACAGCAGATCGTATGTTCTGGGTTTGGCTTGGATTAGATCAAGCTCTGCACTATCTAACTTACGTAGGAATTATCAGTTATGTCACTCTTAGCTAAAGCAGTGGTTAAAAATAAATGTTGGGTCGTTGAAGATGACCTGCACAACAAAGTTGGCACGATCTTTGCTAACTCGCAAGGTGTTACGCTGGTTACAGAAGAAAAACGTGAACAGTTTGCCAGTTTAAAATTGTTAAGTGACAAATACAATATCGTCGTAGATAAAACTAAACCCACTAGGATCATTGCAGAAACGCATTCAGTGTATGGATTCCCCTGCGACTACAAAGCTCACAATATCTTATGGGATGTCAAACACAAACTGCCTATCTTTACCAAAGGTAACAAAAGCAAGAGTTTCTTCTGCGCAGGTTATTATATCGTTAAATTTAACAACGGTTGGGTCAAATCATACTGCCCTAAGTTGATCACACTTAATCGCTATCCTTATGCTGGACCCTATGATACCTTAGAAGAAATGCAAGAACGATTACGTATTGCCAACGGAGCATTATATGGAACAACAATTAAGCCTGCATCTGAAGAACTTTAATAAACGTGTTCAGGTCATGAATCAAACCAACAGCAGAGAGCTAACACTGACTGCTACAGAAGCACGCAACATACAAGCAGAGTTGTTTGAATTACTAGCACACATGGTAGATTTAACCTCAATGAAAAAACAAGCCGATGCAGACGCTGTGATTACAGTGGTTAACGACGGTGGAAATTTCTAATAATATATGCAGTTTATGGCATAAATAATATGTGGAGAGCATATTATAATGTCAAGACCAAAACCAACAGTGCTGTTAGAGCACGTCAACAAAACCTCTTACAAGAGTGACCAGATACTAAACTCAGAAGGTATCTGGGCAGTTTTCTACGATAATCAACCTATCAATTTGAAAACGCAGAATATACTTGTAGCTTACCCTGGTCCTAAATACAAGAAAGTATCATTTAGCAATCCTGGGCACGCTATCAATCTAGCCAAGAAACTCAACACCCTATTCAAGAGCGACAAGTTCAGTGTGGTGCTATTGAAAGCAGGCGACAAGATCTATCCTTAATCATGGTAAAACGCACTGCTGAATCATTGCAGAATGTATGGCAGAACAAGTTCCAAGAATACCAACTTAATCCATTTACCTCTGATGTTAAACTTGGGCTACGCTATCAACGTTTGGATAATCCAGCCGCTTGGTGGTTTAATCCAACAAACCCAGATAGCCTACGTCTAACCAAACCTTCTTTTAGAATGTTACAACAGAACAAAGAAATACAAAGTTGGAAATTTGTCTGTAAAGAACCCATAGTTCCTAGGACCATGTTGCTGTTGGAAAAGTATTTCAAGAGCCCATATTTCATCGAAAACCTCAAGATCATACATGTTTTTGATGATCGTGAAGCCATGATGATAGCCCTACATGACAACAATATTCGCCAATATCTAGACAATCAGGATTTGTAACGATTTGTAAAAATCATTGACTTTTAGTATTTTTGAGTGTATACTGACTATAAATACTTGCGTAAAGTATCCAATTAAGGAGTCCAAAAATGAAGAAATTATTAGCAGGATTAGCATTAATAGCACTATCAACTACTACAGCATCAGCTCATGGCTGGGAGCATGGAGGTGGGTATCGCGGTGGCTACGGTCATTATGAGAACCATTACCATGGTGGTGGATGGGGTGGATTCGTAGGTCCAGCACTGATCGGTGGTATCATCGGTTATGAGTTAGGTCAACCACGGGTGTACCAACCTGCGCCAGTGATCATCCAACAACCACAGGTGATCTACCAACAACCAGGAGTCTACAGCACCATTCCTCCAGGTGGATATCATTATGAAACCATCTTAGATGGCCAATGTAATTGCTATAGAACAGTGTTGGTACAGAACTAATGGCCCGTATAGAAGAATTCGAATATCATCTCAAGATGGCTTTTAATTCAGCTGTTAATATGGCCCTTGAAGAGTATCCAGATCAAGAAGATACCGGTGTTGGTCGTACTCTGCGTTCATATACTATACCAAACTTACAGCATTGGATAGATGGTGCGCAAGCAGGTAGCCTAAAGCATCTACGAGAATCGATCAACAAGCAAGGCCAAGCATGAAAAAACTGGTATTAGGGCTATTAGTTTGTCAAAGTGCTTGGGCACTGCCCAGCCTTGATCAGTTGAATCCTTTCACTGATAGTCCTGCTCCATCAGTTAAAATCAAACACAGTAATGTCAAAGACATGACCAGCGAAGAGCTTGAAGCAAAATGCAGAGAAATTGGTGCTAGGATCAGGGCTGATTTCGCTAAAATGGATGCCCAGCCAGATCCCTATGCAGATATGTGGGATCCAAATTGGATCAAAAAACGCTGAAATTTGCACTCTTTGAGTGCATTTTTTTTGGGCTATTTTTCTCTGATTTTGGTTGACTTTTTGGTAAAATGACTGTATAATGTTTACATACAATAAGAAAACGGAGCAATAAATGACAACAAGAAAAGCAGACTTACAGTGGGAATTACAAGCGTATGGTATGTCAAAAGCGGCAGTTGATCATATGGTAAAAGTGCAGGCAATGCCAGGTTCAGAAATGATGTTTGCCGCAGGTATACTATCAGATGCACAACAGATCTTAGATCCAGAATTTAATGCAGATGGATGGGTAAGCCCAGAAACTGCTAACCGTGCTCGTCAATATATGAATATTGCCAAGTATATTATGTTTAACTTGATGAAGGAGCCTGCATAATGCAACTGTTTATAAATCAACTGGTAGACAACATCAAAGCGGACTACGCCCGCTGGAGCAAGAACATGACTTCATATCGTCAAGAGATGATTGACGAATTCAATGCCCGTGTGCGTGTTACTGAAGGTAAGAAGTATTATAAAGTTATCCAAGGTACCAGCGTATGGGGTTTCATCGTCAAGGAAGACGGTGGTAAGTTCCGCAAGGGTGACATCCTTAAGGCCGCAGGTTGGAATGCTCCAGCGACTAATTCTGCACGTGGTAATATCATTGACGGTGGCTATTCCATCCAATGGACTGGCCCAATGTATCTAAGATAAGGATGAAAATGACACCAGAAGATCAAAAGATAGTTGATGCGATTTGGGGCGAGGACGGCTTGACCAAAGAGGATCGTCAGGTAGTTGAGGGTATTATGGCCATGGCAGAACTAGCTGTGACTAGATTCAATGCAGGTAAATGCGTGATAGTTCCAGAAACGGATACCTTACACTAATGTATAAAACTCTCAAAGAACAATGGGGGTCAGAAGTCAAGTTTACACAGTACCTGGCTACCGATGTTGACAGTCTTAATAAGATTACCAAGTTAGTAGGCTTGCCTAAGGTCATCCGTGCTGAAAATGAATATCCTATTCCAGGCGGATCCATTGATGTGGTTGGCTTTACTGCCAAAGGTGAAGCCATCGTGTTTGAACATCAGGACCAAGGAGGCCGTGCTGACCAAACACACGTCAGTAAGACCATGACCTATCCACATCAACTGATCCTTAAAGGATTCAAAGTTTTAGGTAGTATCCTACTCTGTGAGTCAGTAGATGAACATTATGTCCTACAGTTTGCCAAAGAGCGCAAAGAATATCAACGACGTAAGTATAATGGTCATAAGAACCTACACATAGTCAAAAGCCAATGGACCCAGAGTGGAGTCTATACTCCAGAACTGTTTGACAGCAAAGATATCATCCGAGTTGAAGAAAGCTGGCCCTTGGACCAATTTAAAGAGTTTGTCGACATTTATGCCCGTGAATGGCGCATCCTAGGAGAAGAACCTAGACCGGGTACCACAACACTTTGGTTCCGTGATGTTAGCCGTGGACGCCATTATATCCATAAAACCAAAAAGTCCATCAAGGTAGGAGTACACTTTGACAAGCCCTCTGATAAAGAAAAGCAATTGGTTACTGCACTCGATGGACGCCATAGTAAACAACGTTCAACCATTGAGTTGGTACTAGATCTAACACTTGGACCACAAGTTTGGTGGAGCCAAGCCGAATGGTTCAAGCAACAAATCCGACGTCAAATTTAACTTGACAAATGACTCAAGAGAGTCTATAATGTATTTTGTTACGTTACTTAATGAAAGGTGTTAAAAATGGCTGTTACAGAAAATAGAACCGTTACCGCGATCGAAGCTAAAGCGGCAATCCAAAGATGTTTCAATAAACAACGCCCAATATTTTTATGGGGTCCTCCAGGCATCGGCAAGTCAGAACTAGTCGAAGGTATCACAGAAGACCTAGGTGGTAAAATGTATGATCTGCGTTTAGCACAGATGGATCCAACAGATATCCGTGGTATTCCTTACTACAATAAAGACAATGGTATGATGGATTGGGCTCCTCCAATCGACTTACCAACAGCAGAAGAAGCCAGCAAGTATCCTGTTGTGGTATTATTTTTAGATGAGATGAATTCGGCAGCACCTAGTGTGCAAGCGGCGGCTTATCAATTAGTGCTTAATCGTCGTATTGGTAAGTATGTACTTCCACCAAACGTGGTAATCGTTGCCGCAGGTAACCGTGAAGGTGACAAAGGTGTTACATATCGTATGCCTGCTCCGTTGGCTAATCGTTTCGTTCACTTGGAATTGCGTGTTGACTTTGAAAGCTGGTTAAATTGGGCGGCTAATAATAACATCCATAAAGACGTTATTGGTTATATCTCATTTGCCAAACAAGACTTGTATGACTTTGACCCAAAGAGTATTAGCCGTAGCTTTGCTACTCCACGTAGCTGGACATTCGTCAGTGAATTACTAGACGATGCATTGCCAGACAGCACTACCACTGACATGGTAGCAGGTACTATCGGTGAAGGCACTGCTATTAAGTTTATGGCACATCGTAAGATCGCAAGTAAATTACCTCGCCCAGAGGATGTGCTAGCAGGTAAAGTAGCTACTTTAGATATCAAAGAAATATCAGCTATGTATTCATTGACTATCAGTATGTGCTATGAGCTTAAAGATGCGTATGCTAAATTTGGTAAGGAAGACAATGCCAAATGGCACGACATGGCAGATAACTTCTTCAAGTTCATGATGGATAATTTTACCACAGAAGTCACTGTAATGGGTGCTAGAGTCGCGCTAACGACCTATAACCTACCATTTGTACCCAACAAGCTCAAGAACTTTGATCAATTCCACAAGCGTTTTGGAAAATATGTTGTAGCGGCTGTAGCGTAACACTCGGCCAGATAGGGGTCGTGAGGCCCCTATCGTCTTATTATGGATCCTAAACCAATATTCAGAATCAAGAAAACGGACAAGCGTATGTCAGCACATCCGTATTTCACCCACTATATAGAAGAGAATGTTACCCGTGGATTCGTCCACCCTAGCCAAATTGAACCGATGATGGAACGGAACTTCTTTAGCCTACGTGAGTGGTTCTGGGAGCAGTTTGGAGCCAGTAAAGAGTGGCGATATTGGTCCAATCATATGGTCATGCAGGATAGGGCCAATAGATGCCAAAACCCTGTTTGGTGTTGGGATTGTGAGTTTGGAAAACAGAGAATTTATCTTAGAGAACAAGCGATTACAGCATTTGAAATGTTCTATAAGTAGCTTGACTTTTGGGCAGTTTGAGTGTATAATAACTATATACAATTAGGAAAGCAGACAATGACTACTACCACAACAGAAAAAAAACGTACCGGAATTAAAACTAATCCCGAAACAGATGCGTTGGTACGAGAAAAACTAATCACTGCTCGTATCGCCCTGTTGCTCAAAGCACCTTTCTTTGGTAATTTAGCCACAAGGCTTCAATTGATCAATGCCGATGATTGGTGTCCTACTGCGGCCACTGACGGACGCAAGTTCTACTATAACAGCGAATTCCTTAAAAAAATGCCAGCTAAACAGTTGGAATTCTTGATGGGCCATGAGGTATTGCATGTGGTATATGATCACATGAGCCGTGCTGGTGACAGAGACAAACGACTATTCAATGTGGCCGCAGACTATTGCGTCAACCAGGACTTGATAGAACAACGCATCGGTGAAAAGATTCCAGTAGGCCTATACGATCCAAAATATCGTGGCTGGTCAGCTGAAGAAGTCTATGATGACTTGTATAAGAATGCAGAAAAGATCGACATCGACCAATTGG